AGTTACATAATTTTTCATAATCTCTCTCCTCATTGATTATGGTACCATTATACTATATAAGAGAGAAATGTACACACTTTTTTTAAATTATTTTAAAATTAAAAAGGTGAATAATTTGAATCACTTAGGCCTAAAACATCATCTAAGTTGATAAGAGTTTCCACGCCATTTGAATCTATCATTGAAATTATGAGGGGTTCATCGTCAATCATAAGTTCACTAAGAAGTCTATGTAAATCATTTGCCATTGCAGCTTCTTCAGCTTCTTCTTTTTTTCTACGAAATTCATTTAGATCGACGATTTTAGACATTATATTAAAAGGTCAACTAACTGACTAGTATTCGTGACAGTCTTGACGCTTGCTCCTTTATCATATGTAATATATTCTGCTGTGGTAGTTACTACTTTATCATCATAAACACGGATTATGTCTTTACTTGTAGTAGTGACTTCTGGTGTTGGGTTATACTGTACTCCAGGAATTGCATGGATCGGTGGAAAACTACTCATTGACAAACTCCATAATCATAGGAAATACTGGTTCTAAAGCTTTTGCACAGGCTCTTGCAACTTCCATATGTTCTTTCTGAGTTCCGTGACCAGATCTCAAATCAATGTAATGAATCCAAGAACGAATTGTTCCATTCATATACATCCGTGATTTAGTTAAACCTTCAGGCAACAATGCTCGAGCTTGTTCTTTTGCAATACCCATTTTAATCGCGTTACGATATTCACGTTCACACATCCACTCAACACGATCTTGTAATCTCCACCAATCAAAACCTTCATCTTCTACCGGCATAGAGTTTTGACGATTGACGGGATCCTGCTCACGACGTTCACGTTTCTCAAACATATCATCAAACTCAGTATCCGGATTTGCATAGCGCTGAGAGAATTCTTGAAATGAAAATGATCGATGTCTTAAAATTTGACGAGCGATGTCACGAGTCGTTTCAATCTCAAGACACGCCGACGCCATTTCAAAGGGAGACCAATGTTTATGTTTAATAAGATAGTTAAGAAGCTTGTCATTTGTTTCTGTGTTCATTTGATTAGATGGATTAGAGACACGTGCGCTGTACGCAATAAGATCTTTGAGCTCTTTGATTCCACCCATAGAGCCATGACCTTTGCTGTAACTAATTAGCTGAACTTTCATAGTTCTAGATTACTCCACTCTTTTAGTTTATGTCGTTTAGCTCGTGCTCCATCCATAAGCTCGGTGTATGTCAATAATTGTTTCTCAATACAGATTTCAATCATGCAATACAGATCACCGAGTTCTTTCTTTAGCATATCTGTAGATTGATCACCAGGAAACCGCTGTACTTTCGAACAGGCTTGAATCACCTCACCGCATTCTTCCATAGTGATAGTCATTAGTTCATCTTTCATATTTTCCAACCATTTGTATCAGGTCTCTCGTTATTACCAAAACTATTTAACGGTTTATCAGGGATAGGATCGTCATTCATTAAATCCTGTTCCTCAACGTCATACAATCTCATCTTAGCTCGGTCAATGCCAATAATAAATCTTTTGTGGATAGTTGGGTCGTTGTATCTATTTTTGAGTTGCTTGACCATGAGTTGACCGCAGTTCTCAAGTTCTTCTGTAGATATAAGCGCAAACATGAGGTCGGCAGTTGCAGGGAGACCAAATGATTCTGATGTGTCCTCAAGGCCAACATCAGAGTTGGAGTAACCGGACCTGGTCGTTTGGGTTGCAGATACAATAGGTACATCGAATTCCACAGCGAGTCCCCGTATCTCTTCTGCAATTGCTTTAATATAATTATAGGAGTTAATTGCACCACCCATACCTTTCATTCTTGAACTAGAACAAATATTCAGATAATCAATAAAGATAATATCTGGAACAAACTCTCGTTTCAATTTCAACTCATTTAGCAGCCCACGAAAATGACCAGAGTGTGCAGAACCAGTAGGATATTCTTTAATAATCAAGCTGCCAGTTGTTTTACGAGAAATATCAGCAACCTTTGTTGTGAACATATCTTTTGATAATTTATCAAGCTGATCAATAGGGACATTCAATAAGTTAGCATCAATACGTTCAGCAATACGCTCTTCTGCCATTTCCATAGTTATGTATAGGACGTTTGACCCTTGAGTTAAAGAAGCAGCAGCCATATGACACATGAACAGAGATTTACCCACACCAGTACCTGCAAGAGCGATGTTAAGCGTTTTAGCCGGTAGACCTCCCTTTGTAATTCTGTTGAAGTATTCAAGGTCGAAAGGTAGGCGTTCTTCCTCAGTGTGATAAAATTCGTATCGTTGTTCTGCATTTTCGACATAATCATGACCTACATTAGTATCAAAGGCAACACCAAGTGCTTTGCTCAATAAATCAGGTAACGCACCTTTTGTAAGTGTCTCATGTTTACCATCAATAATAGAAATAGATTCCATAATTGCATTATGGATTGCGCGATCTTGACACCACTTCTCTGTAGTATTAGATAACCATTCTTCATCAACCTTTTCATTATTAAAAAGATGTGGAAGAATCTCTGATGCCATACGATATTGTTCATCTGTTAGGCGATCTGACTGATCGATCTCAATCTGAAATGCTTCTGATGTTGGCAGTTTATTATACTTAGCAACAAACTTACCAGCCTCTTTAAATAGAATACGATACACACCTTCAAAATAATCAGGCTTAATAAAAGGTAAAACCTTACGCATGAACTTTTCATCCGTAAGGAGATTTCTTAATATTGTTTGTTCAAGATTTGCTTGCATTCGTGTCCATTAACTCCACAGTACCGTCTTCGATACCGTCAATTATAATACTTTCTAACAGTTTTGTACAATGTTCTTGTAGATCAACATTTTCTGGTGTTAATTCAGAATCTGGTGAAGAATACACTTCAAAGTTAAATGTTAGATTATCTTTAACTTGATTAAATCCGATTGCGCCAAAAACAATAACCGTCTCGGTAAACATGCCAGTTTTAATCCTGACACCCCAAGCATCAGGATTATCTTCAATTGCAATCAATTCGTAATCTTCATTCTCCTTCATGAACAGGCTCCATTACAATTGAGAATCGATTTTTGATGTAGTCTTTGAAGTCTGTTTCTGCCAGTATGGGTTCCCAGAACTCAGGAGTGAGCGTATCCCGTTCTCGCGACTTTGGATCCATAAGCTCGCCAGAGCTCCGGTCGACACGACAATACCAACCGTTAGAAGGCTTAGCGACGTAGCCGCCATCCAAAGCAACATCAAGCAAACCGCTCCAACGCTGAACACCACCTTCCCAAGAAACTGAGATAGGCAATTTAGATTTTTCTTTAACAAACCTTGATTTCTCCACGTTAATCACAAAGTGATAACCTTTGATTTCTGTTCCTTGTTTGTCTTGTTGACGTCCAATAATCCAGATATTATCTGCTGAATAATAAACGCCTGTGCCACCTGATACAATATCTTTCGGGAACAGTCCTTGTTCTTTATATGTATGGTTAATAGCAACACACGGAATATCTTTCATTGTAAGATACGGTGTAGTCATTCTGAACAATGACTTGAGCTGCTTAGCTCGTGACATATCAGCCACGGACTTTTCATTCATTGCATCTTCTAATTCTTTCTTCGAAGCAATATTACCGATAGAATCGATAATTACAATGACCTTATCTTTCTTATCGATGTTCTCGAGCTGATTGATTAGATCAAACTTGAGTTCTTCAATATTCATAACAGGAGTATGAAGTACACGCTCGGTGTTAATACCATAAGTCTGGAAATAAGACTGAGGTGAACCAAACTCTGAATCATAAAAGAGTAGAACTGCATCTTCATACTTTTCTAAATATGCTGATGCCATAATTAATGCAAAAGAAGTTTTGAAATGTTTTGACGGGCCTGCAAGAACTGTAAGACCTGGGGTCAAACCACCTTCCATATCACCTGACAATGCCACGTTAATCATTGGCACTGAGGTTGGAATCATATCTTTCTCATTAAAGAACTTCGATTCAGAAAGAATCGAAGTCTCCTTAATTTTAGAATTTTTTTTCAGTTTATCCATTATAGACATTAGTTGCCGATCCTCTTAATCACGATTCGATCCGTATCTGTTATCTGGCCGGATTCGATTCGTTGGTTGAGTACTTGTTTTGAGTACACAGTGTATTGTTTTCCGTTTTCTTTAAAAACGCAGTATGCGGTATTCGAAGTGAGCGGAACATTTCTTTTTGGCATAGACTTCTCCTTGTGATCTGCATATTATACCATGAATTCATCAAGAGGTACACTACTATTTGTAGGTCTGCCTTGTCTTTGTTCCCAGCCTGATATCCAACCAGAATTATTTGTAATGTCACTTGGAACATGGTCAAATGTATCATCTGATCGTGGTACATAATTCTGACCAAATCTTACAAAGTCACACATTACATCCTCATTATCTCTTGGTGCTCCACCCATACGTTCACATAGAATATCCATGAACTCATCGGTTGTGTAACCACTCGATAATATCTTCATGCACCGAACTGCATTATTACCAAAATATCCGTGAGACATATCATCAACTAAATCTTTATGATAGTCTCCCAGATCATACGAGAATGCAGCATAGACAAAGTTAAAACGCTTATGACCTTGATTAATATTATACTCATTCAAATAGTCTACAACTTCTTTATGAGTTTTCTTCTGACCAGAGTGTAGCCAATCGATCAACCGATCAAGAAGACTTGGAAGCTCTTCTGTCAGATAATCAATAACACTTACACCTTTACGTGGTGATGGAGGTTGGTTACCAATAGAAGTAAATGTTGCAATCTTATTTGCCTTTCTATATTTAAGATCTGCAATCATTTCATCGATTGATTCCATCACACCCCATTTATAAACACAGTTATTTCGATATCCGTGATCACGTGTGAAAGAAGCGCCTGAGCCTGTAGCTCGATGTGACATATAGGTGAACAACCAGGTTTTAAGATCCCATTTGTCTGTAATGTAACTATCTACAAGATCAACATGTTTTTGACCAAGAGATATATTCTTCAGTTGATGATGTCTTTTTGGTGTTTCACTTCTATATTTGAGGTCTTGCAATACGTTTGAGAATCCTGCTGCATTTCTTGTATAGCAATCATATATATCAATCTTTTGCATTAAATCGTCATTTATTTGTCGATTAGATTCTTCTCCGACGTAAGGAATTTTACCCCAGTTACAATTTAGCTGTAGCCATTTTGCTCTAGGGTAATAGTAGTTTGTCAGAATGTCAATTGCTTCTTCGTTAATCCACTTCATGATACCAATACAATCTTACAAATATGTTCCAATCGTTCAATATGTTCGTATGCTCTCCATGGTGTCTCATCAATAGCAACACAACCATGACCTTTAATTCCTACAATATCAAATTGTAAACTACCATCAGTTCCCAAACCTAAGTTATCATGACATGCAGCACCAAGTTCATTTGATGTTGGTGGAACATCCGGAGTACTCTTTGCAACTCGAGTATATCTACCTAACTCAGGAAAATGATCTACTAACTCTTCTAGCTTGAGGCCTCGATGCATTGCAGCAACAATATATGTTGGATGCAGATGAACCACAACACGAGTTTCAATATCTTCAGGTAAAACTCTTTGTAATCCCCAGTGTAATGGTAACTCACCACTCGGAGTCAAGTTAGCACTGATATCAGTGTACGGTAATGTTTTACCAGATTTACTATCAATCTTTTTCCACATACTTGGTAGTAAGTCTGGTTTACGAACACCACTTGGTGTAATCCAAAAATGATCACGGTCATGATGAGCAATACTAATATTACCATCACGAACTGTCATGAA